TTTTGTTTTTTTGTTTCTTATTTTAACGTTTTTATAAGTTTTACCATTTACAACTATTTCTTTTGTGTTGTCTATTGGTTCAATTATAATTTCATCAGAAGTTTTATCTATTTTAGAATTGTTATTTTCAACTATTTTTTCATTTGTTTTTATTTCTGTTTTTACATCAACAACTGAAACACTATCTTTTTTTTCTTCTAAATTTGTTTTATTTACTTTTCTTGAACCACAAGATAATAATAAAATACTAACTAAAATATATATCAGCTTCTTCATTTCTTCTTTTTGTTAAACCATTAAGAACTTTACCACCAGCTTTATTCCATCTTAAAAATTCTGCTTTTAAAGTTAAATCATTTGGATTTTTATTTACTTTTTTTAATAAAGTAGATGATGAAAAATTACCAGTTCCAACATTATAAGCAAATGAAACTAAAGCATTAAATTGATTTTGATTTATATTTGATGTAACTAATTCATCTACTCTTTTAGCAAATCTATTAGCTATTTCTTTAAACATATCAAATGCTTCTTGTTTAGTAATTTCTTTATCTAATAAAGTTACTCTTTTACCATCTAAATAATATGTATTTCCATAACCAATTGTTGGCACTTTAGCTGGGCATAAATATGGTTTTAATCTTAAACCCTCGTGTTTAGTTATAAATAAATAACCTTTATTGTCTAATATCATTTGTTACTTTTTTTATAAATTTCAAATTGCTTTTTAAGTGCTTCGTGGTCTTTTTCTAACTGCATATATTTACCTTCTAAATCATCAAATTTATCTTTCCAATATTTTGATGCTTCTACTTCTTTTGCGTATGCTAAATACAAATCATTAAATTGCTTTTGTAAACTTCTAACATCGTTTCTTAAATCTGAAATATCTTTAGTTTGTTCAACATTACAAGCTCTTAATTCATCCCTATCAGCTTTTAAATCTTCAACTAATGCATCATAAATATTTTGAACCTTTGTTAAAAAGTCACCATTGCTGTTTTTTATTTCTACTTTTTTAGCTTGTTTACCACCAAAAACCCAAGCAACAGGTATTGATATTGTACTAACTATTGCCATCCAATTTTCTAAAAACCAATTCATTTGTTTGTAAATATCTAAATATTATAACTTGCTATTTGCCCACCAGTTGTTGCTACTGTTGCAGCGTTTTGTAATCTGTCTCCAATACTATTAGCAGTAAATCCACTTGCAATTAAATAATTCCAAAAGTCTGCTGGTGTCATTAATAAAGTTCCAGTTGTATTATCAGTTAAAACTCCACTCAATACATTTGCAGCACTTGGTACTCTTAATGTTCCAGTTAATTCACTTGATGCACCATAAGTAGTTCCAAATCTTACATTGTTTGTTGCTGGATTTCCTAAAGCTACTCCAGCAGCATATAATGTTCTATTACCACCCGTACTTATTTGAAATAACCAACTTGATGTAGCAGTATCTATTGTAACTCTTGGTGCTACAATAGCCATATTATTAGTTGAATTAATAACGTTTCCACTTACTTTTACATAAGTACCAGATGAATAATTACCAGTTAAAGCAAAAGATGAATATATAGCTGGTGCTCCAGTTCCAGCAGTTATTATTCCAGTTACTGTAATTGTTGCTTCTAATGTTCTATTAAAAATTGCTGGTTGCACTGTTGAAGCATTTACATTTCCGATAATGTTTACTGTTCCACCAGTAGTTGTAATAGCTGGAAAAGTTGCTGCTGTTACATTTCCAGTTATATTTAAAATCCCAGAACTAATAGATATAGATGGTGATGAAATCGATGGATTATTTGAGCCAGTTACATTTCCAGTTATATTAATAGTTGCTGCTGAACTAATAAATAAAGTAGATGTATTATTTACTGTTGGTGGTAAGCTATTTGTAATATTTCCAACAATATTAAGAGTTCCAGTAGATGTTACATTAATTATATATCTTACAGCAATATTATCAATATTATAATTTCCATTAAGATTTAAAGTGCCAGTGCTTGAATGTCTAATAACGTTAAAACCAGCAGTATTTGTTGCCGTCAAAACACTACCATTAAATGTACCAGTATTAGGACTTGCTAATGTCATTTCTAAAGTTGGTGTAGTTGAGCCAACATAAATAGCTTGAGCAGCAGTACAAGTTAAATTACCACCATTAGCAAAAATAAATTGCCCACCAGCTGCAATAGTTGGAGCTGCTGCATTTAATGTATTTCTAATTGATAAAACTGTAAAAGTTCCATTTATAGTAACAGTAAAACCATTTGAAAATACATCATCTGATGCGGTTGGTAATGTACCACCATCCCAAGTTGCTGTATTACTCCAGTTACCAGTTGCTACTGCATATCTTAAAGCCATAATTAAAGATTTTTATCATTAATAAATGTTTGCAAAGCACCCATAATTGTAGCTGCTGCATTTATAGCATCTGTATCTCCACTATCAAAAACATCCATATAAGTTATAGGAATTGAATTATCTGGTAAACTTACTGAACTTCCATCTTCTAAAACTCTATAAGGTGTTAAACGCATAGCTACACTTGCACCTATATCAGTTGGTTTAACTAATGGTGATATTGCTAAATTAACCATAAAATATGGATACTCTATTCCATCTACTTCAATCGGATTTGTACTTGTAATTGGCATAATTTTTATTTTATATATATGTTGCTGATTCTCTATTTGTCCACGCTACATTGGTAGCAGTTGCAGTAGTTATTGAACCACTTGCAGCTATTGTTAATCTTGTTATTGTCCATACTGCTGAACTTTCTGCTGAACCTGTTACAGCATATCCATTATAATTTATATTATTATTAGAAGAATTATTTGCATTTCTTCTTATATTAAATAATAGATTAAATGTATGTGTATCACCACTTGATGAAATATTAAAATTTGTAGCTCCTGTTCCAACATTAAAAAATTGCACTTGGTCTGTTAGTCCATTTAAAGCTGTTAATCCTGTTGTAAATGTAGTTAATACTTCTGATAAATTACCATTTTCAGTGTGCAGTGTAATAGTTCTACCTCCCGTATTTACAAATATTCTAACAGCTAATCTATCAGTTACAAGTAATGAAGTTTGTGGAACAGGAATTGAAGTAAAGTATTGGTCAACAGTTGTACCATTTGTAATACCTTCAGGATTAAGAGAGTCACTTGCAATAAGCGTAAAAACATTTGTTGCGCTCACTTTATAAAGCTCAGCATAAAAACTAGGTGAACCACCTCCACTACTTGCATTAAAATAAAACTCTATATTCCAATTTCCGCCAGGTATATTTAATTGACTAGGGTCTCCAGCATCAGTTATAAAAGATGCAATATATCCATTACCTTGTCCATTTGTTCTTGTGAAATTAGTACCTGCCCCAAGTATTGGTGTTTTACTCATTTCATAATAAGTATCACCACCAAATGTACCTTGTGAAACTGAACCATTAAGATAATAATTAACTGATGAACCACCACCTGTTGAATTTGGAAAATTAGCAAGTGTACCATCACCTCGAACATATTGTGAAACTAAACCAGCGCCTGTTACAGCTATATCACCACTTGATGTTATAGGACTATTTGTAACACTAAAAGCACTTGGCATAGTTAATCCAATACTTGTTACTGTACCATCTGGAATAGTTGGTTTATTTAATATTTCTTCTACACCACTTGTTGCATTCCAATCACTATTAACTTGTGGTATAATGTCACTTATATCAGCAATACCAGTATATTCTTTATCTTGCCATTCAGCAGTTCTTTCTGATTGAACATTATTAGAACTTAATGTCATTGATTTTGTACTTCCATTAGTTTGTGTTACTAATTGATATGCTTTTATAGAAGTAGTTGTTTCATTTCCAATATTAGTAACTTGTTGAAGTGTTGGAGTAGTTCCAGTATTTACTAATTCCCAAACTGCTGCATCTTCTGTTGGGTCAGTACAAAGATAAACATCACCATTGTCTAAAATCCATCTTGTGTTTTGAACAAAACCTTTAGTTACATCATCAGTTGCAGTTGGGGTATAAGTAAGATTATGTGATACTTCACGTATAATAGTACCACCATCATTCATTATATAAAGTCTACCAGCTTCCCATTTATGCTCATATCCTACACCACATATTTGAGCAATACCTTTAGAACCACCATTTCCAGCATCAATAGTTCCTTTTTTAAGCATTGAACCATTATCTAAAATAATAGCATCACCATTTGAAATACTTATATTTTCACCTTCAGTTGTGTTACCTAATACTAAAGTTTCTGCTAATGTTTGTTCACCACCACCACCTGTTACTTTATTGATATTTACTTGTATTATTTCTTCAGTAATATTTAAAGTAACTTCTTCAATAGTTTCACCAACATTAATATCAATAACTTCAACTATTTCAGTTGAAATAATATTAATATTTTCATTAGTTTCGTTTACATTTATGTTAATTTCTTCACACATAGTTATCTTGTTACATCAGATTTAATCAAGAAATTACCACTTACATAAGTTTTAATTGTGCCATCACCAAACTCAATTTCTATATCGTATATGTAATTAAAAGCACAAATATTAATTATTTGTTCATTTATCTTAAATAAACCATTTGCTGCATTAGTTATTGTTAAACCAGCATTTGCTACTGAAGTTAAAGATAAAGCTGGAATACCACCATATTCTTTACGTAACTGCATTCTAATAATAGCATCTTCTAAACTATATGGTTCATCGTTTAATAGTAATTCAAATGTTACTTCTTCAAATGTGTCTCCTTTAATGCTTTGAAAATTTAATCCCATCTTTAGTTTTGTTTTCTATTTTTTTTAAAAATATTTCTAACTTTTTAATGTTAGCTTGTTTTGGTTTATACTTATTTATCATAGTACCCAACCTGTAAAGTAAGCATCTTTATCAGGATACATATCACCATTTGAATTAGCATTGTATTCAGGAAAATCTGCTTGATTAAAACACATAAAATCAATAAATCTATTTGTGTAATGTTGTGCTATATCCCTTGCTTTTTCTACCAAGAAATCAATTTCATTCTTTTCTACATTTGTAGCGTTTTCTGATGTATGTTTGTAGATACCTTTTCCAGCTATTGTAATCGCCAAAAAGGGAAGTGCCTCTACCATAGACCAGTGTATTACCATAGGTTTTATATACTTGCTTAAAAGCGTTGTATATGGTTCTGTTAAGTCATCATTTACAATATCATCATTTAGTCTATTAAATAATTGTGTACCTAAATATGTTTGTATATGTGTATCTTGTGCAATCTTAATATATTGAACAAATTTATCTACATCAATATTCCCATTTAATGCTGTAAATCTAACAATATCATCTCTTGTAACAAATAATGCTTGTGCCATATCTTAATTTGTAAATCCCATTTTATCCCAATATTCTTGTGTATATCCTTTTGTTGGCATATCTGCTGGTTTCATAGAAACTTCTTTTTCATTTCTTATTCTATAACCATACTTTTCTGCAATAGCTGGACTAATAACTTTTTCTTTTGCTTTTGGATTTGTAGGGTCTATTTTAACACCTTCAAAGTTTGCATAAGTTCTTCTTAACCATTTATGTTCACATCTTGGACCACCTTTGTAAAGCCAAATTGAGTAATTATCAGCACCACCTTTTCCAAAACCAGCATTTACTGCTTGACTTTCCATTGCAATAATATCTTCTTTTCTGTAAACCTTATCTGCATTAATCATTTTATTGCAAAATTCTCTTTGACCAGTAGCATTACCACTATAAACATATCTTGTTATAAATTGAACACCATCAATAGTTTCATCTTGTTCTGGACTTTTTGCATTTGGTCTTGCTATTCCTGTTGAAACAAATTTCCATATTTTAGATAATGCACTTTTGCTTTTTTTATTGTTTTCGTTTATCAAATCAATTTCAGCATCATATTCATCTTCTTTTTCATAATCAACTTCAAATTCATCTACTAAACTCCATTCTTCACCTAAAGTTTCACCTTTAGAAATTAAAGCATCTGCAATATCTGAAGATAAACAAGTGTGAGAACTTAAACCAGTTTCTTCTTTTACTTGGTCATCTGTTTGTGCGTTATCTAATTCAGTAAATTCTAATGGCTGTATAGTTTTAAAGTATAATTTTAAACTAATATCATTATAAAACAATATTTCGTTTAATGCTTCAATAATTTCGTATTGGTATGGTTTAATAACTATATTATCAAATAATAGCGTAGCAGTCTTTATTTCATCTGCATTGTTACCTAAACCACCATCACCATTTCTAATTCCTAATAACATAGGACTTGTAACTCTATGCCCTACAATTAACTTATTAAAGCATTCATTACTTAAATATTCATAATGTGCTGGTGCATCTGTTAATGGTATATCTTCAACTGTTGTTTTGCTTTCTGCATTAGCATTAAAAGCTACAATTACTTTATCACCTCTTGAACCAGTTAGTTTGTTTTTAACATCAGCTTTAATTTGGTCACGCATTTCCTCTGTTGGTACACCATTGTTGAAATTGATAACTTTGGTTCCGCTGAAGCCATTTTTTACATCGTTTATTTGGTAAACTGATATTTCTTCTTCTAATAAAGCATAATCTAAAGCACCATTATAATCAACTGGTGTATAATAGTGAAATATTGGTAAATAAGGTTTAATAACCATTATTTCTATTTCATTACCATTACCAAAACCAAAAGCTGGTATTCTTTTTAATACTTCAGAAGGTTTAACTTTACTCCAATCTGCACAATAAAAGTATGCTTCTATTTGTCCTTTATCATTACATTTTTCTGCTCTTAATGTATGAATAGGAAAATGCTCAACTTTAACTATTCTATTCTTTTGCTTTACTATTTGCATAGAAGCCATACCCATTAGTTTGCGTTCTAAACATACTTTACGCAACATATCTGGCTTAAATAAAGTTTTCATTTGTGCATATTCATTTGGCTTTCTT